CGGGCCCTCGAGGTCGCCGTCCGCGCCGCCGTCGCCACGGCGCATGACGCCGCGGTCGCGCGCGCCGGGAGGGTCGTCGTGGGACGGCCCGGCCGACCCACGCGCGTCCTGAGCGCTGCCTCGTGGCTCGAGCCCGACGTCGCCGGCCGCGTCGTCGGGCGGATCGCCGGTGACTTCAACGTCGCCCCGCGGGCCGCCGAGGTCTTGCTGCACGCGCTCGCCGGTGTACCCCGGCGGTACATCGCCGCGCAGATGGGCGTCAGTGCGGACACGGTGAAGACCTTGGTGCGGATCCTGTGCCGGCGCGTCGGGCAGCCGACCCTCGACGACGCGGTCTGGTGGGCGCGGGCGAGGATCGCGGCGGCGTCCACCGGTCACGCCCGGCGTCGGTAGCGCGTCGAGCGCCCTCTTGGTCCGGCGGCACGCAACCGCGGTCGCGCGCGGTCGATACCGCCGGCACAGGAGGAACTCATGCAATCATTTCGTGTTGTGCTCTCGCTCGTGGTTGTCGCCGCAGCATGTGGCGAGCCTTCGTCCACGATGACGGACGGGGCGTCCGGCCGGGGGCAGTTTACGCTATCGTGGCTACTCGTCCCGCCGTCAGGTTGGTCACACAGTGACTGCGGCTCCCTCGACGTCGATCAAGTTGCGGCCACGCTGCACAACGTCGCGACCGGCGAGACGCAGACCGCGATGGCGCCTTGCGCGTCCGGCGCGCTCATCACCGACCCGCTGCCGCTTGGCGAGTACGAGGTCGACATCGGCGCGTTCGGTCTGGCGGGCGAACGCGCCGACGCTGAGACGACCTCGACGCATGGATTCCTGCTCACCGATGGACAACAGGCGGTGCTTCCCGCCCAACCAGTTTCGATCGCACCGCCGTTGTCCGATGCGCACGTCACATGGACGCTCACCAAGAACGGGCAGCCGTCGAGCTGCGCGCAGCTCGACGGGGTGACCATGGTCGTCTGGGTCGTGAAGCCGACCAACATCCTGGTGCCGTCGTACGTGGACTGCAGCGCGACGAGCGTGACGATGCAGAACGTGGGCGTCGGCAACGGCACCGTCAACGCTGAGCTGCGCGGGCCGACCACCGTGATCGCAACCGCCACGCCGGTGCCGCTCCCGGCGGGGCGCGGGGTCGTCGACGTGGAACTCGACCTCGACGCGCCGTAGCGCCGCTGCGCTCCGCTCGCTGTAGGCGGATACGGGACGTCTTGGGTTTGAAGCGAACGACCACGAACTGCAAACCTAGACCCACCCCGCCTCCAGCTCAGCCCGGGACGACCACCGTCGGCAGGTGCATGGCCCGCCACACCGGCCCGGCGTCCTCGCGGTTGTCGTCGAAGTCGGCGTGCAGGAACCGACACCGCGCAGGCGCCAGCGGCAACCGCGACATGATCGCCACCGCGACCCGCCGCGCGGCGAACACCTGCGCGTCGGGCACTATGCGTCCGGCTTGCGGCGCCACTGCTGGTTCTCGTTCTCTTCGCCGCGCACGTTGCGCGACTTCACTCTCTTGGTTGGCGTCAGCGTGTCGATCCTGAGGAGCCGCTGCCCGATCGAGGCGTGCAGGCTGAGGATCGGATCCGGACTGGAGACGAACCCGTAGAGGTCCGTCACGTACTCGCGAGGGTGGCGGCGCATGATCGCGAAGATCACGTCGTGGCTGTCGAACTCCTCCGCGAGTTCGGAGGTGATGCTTTGAAGGATGTCGTCGGTGATGCTGTGGCTCATGGCTTCCTCTTCGGTTTGGGCGTCTTGCCGTCCAGTTTGAGAACTTGTTTGGCTACGTCGGCGGCGAGTGAAAACCGGCGAGCGTCGCGGTGGGTGCCGGCTGACCGGATGGGGTACTCGACTCCTAGCCGCTTCGCGATCTTCGCAAGACCACCGTGCCGGCCCCGCAGCTCGACACCGCTCAGCCCAAGCCTCACTTCGAGGTCCTGCTGGGCGATCTCGCCAGCTTCTGCGATCGCGACCAGAACTTCACGATGCTGGTCGCTGCACTCGCGCCAGAGCGTCGGGAATGGCTCAGGGGCACCGGGTGATTCGAAGAGCAGGGCGCGAATGCGACCAGCGCGAGGGTCGTCCTCATCGAGGTCCACGGTCATCCCACGGTCGATAATTCTCACAGATACAAGGTGGTATTAAGCTGCATTAAAGTCAAGTGCGGTGGGCTCAGCATTCGGTGTGGGACGTGTGGGCCGTGTCGCCCGGTCTCAACGGCGAGCTGCTGCAGGACGGCCTGACCGGCCAGCCGGCGCTGGCCGCGCTCGCCGACGACATCGTCAACGCGGGGCTCCGGGCCGCGACGCTGGTGCGCCAGCTGCTGTTGTTCAGCCGCAAGCAAGAGCTCCCGACGATGGTGCTCGATCTGGGGCCGGTCTTCCGGGACATCCAGGACATGCTGATCCGCCTGATCGGCGAGCACATCACGCTGCGGGTCGACACCCCGACCCAGGCGCTGCCGATCCGTGGCACCCGCGGCCAGATCGAGCAGATCATCTTCAACCTCGTCACGAACGCCCGCGACGCCCTCCCCGACGGCGGCACCGTCGCGGTCGTGCTGCGGGAGGTCGCGGTTGAGCAGGCGAGCATCGGCGCGATCGATCAGCTGCCGCCCGGGCCCTATGTGGTCATCTCGGTGTCCGACACCGGGACTGGGATGACCGCTGAGGTGATGTCTCGGGCGATCGATCCGTTCTTCACGACCAAGGAGGTCGGGAGCGGGACGGGGCTCGGGCTGTCGATCGTCTACGGCATCGCCCGGAAGATCGGCGGCGGCCTCCGCTTGGCCAGCGCGCTCGGCAGTGGCACGCGGGTCGACGTGTTCTTGCCGCTCGCGACCGGTGCGCCGCCGCGTGACGAGCCGGCGGTGGTCGCCACCGCCGAGGGTGGGCGGGAGCGGGTGCTGGTGGTCGAGGACGACGACGCGGTGGCCCGCGTCGTCCTCGACGTTCTCGGCGCGCACGGCTACCACCTCCGCCGCGCGGGCAGCGGCGTCGAGGCCCTGCAGCTCTGCCGCGATGCGCCCGACACCATCGATCTGGTGGTGACCGACGTGATCATGCCGCGCATGGGCGGTCCGGCGCTGGTCGCCGCCCTGCGCGCGGGTGGGATCCGGATCCCCGTCCTCTTCATGTCGGGCTACACCAACAACGCGCTCCAGTCCCTGTACGGCCTGGCCGAGGAGGTCGAGCTGCTCGAGAAGCCGTTCACGCCGCGCGAGCTGCTCGCCCGGGTGCGGTCCGTGCTCGACCGCCGCGCCTGACGGGCGGGGGGCCTCGCGGTGGTCGTCGACGTCGGCGTGCCGGAACCGACACCGCGACGGCGCTACCGCGAAGCGCGTGATGATCGCGGACGCGCCCTGCTGCTCGATGCGCGTGCGGGCCGCCCCCGTGCTGGGGGCCTCTGCCGGTAGCCGTCCTGGCGTCTGGGGCGTGAGTTTCGCAGAAGACGCGGAGGGCGAAACTCCGCTGCGCCGAGCGTGAGATCAGACGGCTGATCGATACTTACTGAATGCCTTACGACACCAACGAGGCCCAGCAAGAGCTGGATCGAATCGGGGCGCTAGCGCGCTCCCCGGAGAACAACGAAGATGCGGCAGCGAAGCAACTGCTTAAGGCGCTGGCTAGCCTTAGGGAGCCGGCCGGGCTCATGGTGCGGTTCGTCGCTCAGTCCGAGTGCGTCGAGATCACCGTAAGCTATCCAGGAGGTCCGTTTCGCCGTGTCTGGTTTTCTGGGGGCCGAGGGTTCCGGATCTCGGAGCGCGAGCAGGCGGGCACCACCCGGGAGCTAGAGCCGCCAATCGAGTACGACGCGCTCAAGGGCGAGTTCGTGGGCGTCGATGTTGATCCGGAAATGGTTCAGGTGCCGGGTCAGAAACGCCAGAAGCGCGACGCGCTGGTCGCCCTGATCTTGGCGATCAAGAAGGACCTGGATCGGAAATAGCCCAGCCGGACGTTGGCACAGAGGGGTTCCCCGAAGCGTCGAGGGTTCCCCCGAAGCGTCGCATCAACCTACTGGCCAGAGGTCGCGCATGTCCTTCAGCATCATCGACTACGGCAAGCTACTTCAGACGCTCCTCACGGCGCAGCGCGATGTCTCGACCATCCTCACCCACAGAGGTGAGATCGGCGCCGCCCGGGAGTTCTTTGTCGAGTCGGTTCTGAAACGGTTCTTACCTCCGTCGGTCGTGATCGGATCCGGCGAGATCGTCGATGGCACCGGCAAGCGATCTAACCAGCAAGATCTGTTGCTCTACCGCTCCAACTTCCCGGTGATCGACTCGCTGGCCGGTGCGCATCTATATCTCGCTGAGGGCGTGCTCGCGACCATCGAAGTGAAGTCGAACTTGACCCGTGATGAGGTTGAACGCGCAACATTGAACATCGCGAGCGTTCGCGCCTTGACTGTGTCGCAGCGCGGCCTGGGCGACGATGCGCGCGTTGACGGCGGCGACTCAGACATCGATGAGGTCTCGGCGGAAGCGACCGCGCGCCGAATAGGACGCGGTGGCGCCGTGATCCCCGAGGAAGATCCGTTACTCGCCGCCGCCCCCGAGCGGATCTACTCCTACGTGTTTGCCTTCGCGGGAACCACCGTGGAGACGTTGATCGAGAACGCTCGGATGCATGGATGGCTCGGAGGCAGCGGGCCGGATTGCGTATGCGTCGTCGGGAGCGCGTTTGGCGCGAGGAAGGATGCGCCCATCTGCCCAGAGAGAGAGCTGCTTCCTGGCGAGGTCTTCGCAATCGACGCGAACACCGAGCCGCTGGGCTGGTGGCTTGGTCATGCTATTTGGGCGGCCCTCAACCGACCCTACAGGCTGCCGTACCTTCGTCCGTATCTCTAGGGTCAGCGCCCACGCCAGAGTTTCGCAGAAGGCGGGGAGGACGAAACTCGACGCGCGCCATGCACGATGCGACCCGCTGGCGATGTGCTGAAATGCCTCGGATTTCGCCCTCCGTCGGCAACTGCGAAACCCGGCGCCGCACCGCGGCGGCCACGCCAGGCTGACGCGACGGCGCCCGCGTGCGAGCTCACCCTCACGACGCGGGCGCGCTCCCGAGGTTGACGCTCAGCCCGGGACGACCGTCGGCAGGTGCACCGCCCGCCACACCGGCCCGGCGTCCTCGCGGTTGTCATCGAAGTCGGCGTGCAGGAACCGACAGCGCGCGGGCGCCAAGGCGAAGCGCGTGATGATCGCGGACGCCACTCGCCGTGCCGCGAACACCTGCGCCGCCGGGAACTCGTCGTAGGCGCCGACGCGCGGGACGACCCGCACCCGATCGTCCGCGATGACCAGGCGCGGATCTGGAATCCGGTGCCCCTGATCGTCGAGCACCCACGCGCCCTGCGCGTCCTGCCGCCAGTACGGCCAGCCGCGCCACGCGCCGTCGACGCGCTTCACGCGGCCCGTGTTCTCGAGCTCGATGCCGATGAGGCAGCGGTTCACGCGATGGCGCTCGCCGTGGTCATCGGCGACGGTGCCCTTCGCGACGTGCCAGGCGCCGGCGGTGAGCGGGACGGACTGGTAGATCTGCCCCTGCTTCGAGATCACGACGTGCCAGCTCGCCGCCCGATCTACCGGATGGAACTCGCGGATGCGCTGCGCCAGCAGGGCCGCGTAGCCCGGGCGACAGACGCCGTCGGTCCAGTGCCAGCACACGCCGAGCGGCGCGGGCTGGTCGTCCACGCCGCGCGACGTGAGCGCGAACCGGCGCACGCTCGGCACGCGCATGACGCCGGGGCCGTCGAGCCAGCCATCGGCGGTGACCGCGAGCGCGGTCGCGTCCACGATGACCTGGGTCGCGGTGGTGATCCAGTCGAGCATCGAACCCGGCATGTCAGAACCTCCACCGGACGCCGCCGAGCCCGGCGTAGCCGAGGCGGCGACCGAGGCTGTCCCACGCGACGCCGACGTCGGCGGTCGCGAACGCGCTGAGGCTGTCGGAGAACCGGCGCTGCAGATCCGCATGGGCGCCGAGTTGCCCCTCGTGAACCCCGCCGCGCAGCAAGACGCCGAGCTCGACCTGGCCGTGGCCAGGACCGAGGGCGTCGACCCGGTCGAGCGCGTCGGTGAGACGCGCAACTGGATCGCTGGCGGCGGTCACGAAGGGTTTGCGGCACCCGCCGTCAGCGGCGAGGTCGCGATGCCGGTCGCGGCGATCGGCGCGGGGCGCGTCGCGCCGGTCATGAGACCAGCCGACTTCAGGCTCGCGACCGCGGTCTCGACCTTGGTGCCGAGCCAGGCGGTCGTGGCGTCGTTGTCGATGCCGAGCAGCGAGCCGAAGCCGAGCGCGCGGGCGAGGCGGGTCAGGCCCTTCGCGCCGAGGTTCTGGCGGGCGACCGCGAGCGCGCGGGCCTTCGCGGTCGCGCGCTCCTCGGCGGTGAGGACGCCGTCCGCGCGCGACTTGCGCAGGTCGCTCACGTAGGTCTGCCAGACCTCGAGGACGGCATCGACGACCTCGGCGTAGGCGCGCTGGACAACCAGGCGGGCGGTGCCGGCGGCGAGGCGGCCCCACAGGAAGCGACTGCCGAGCAGTCCGAGCAGGGCCACCAGCGCGGCGGCGAGCTTGTCTCCGTAGTCGGCGAGGAACGTGAACATGCGTGACTCCGATGAGTCAGCGCGCGGTCGTGGCGAGATGCCGCGAACGGCGCTGGCACGTACACAAACCGCAGCGACGAGGGAACGGGGACACGCGCCCAGGTCTCAGCCAGGCTCAGGACCCTACGAACGATGCAGGCGCTCGGACAGCGCTAGCTGCCGTGACGAATCTACGGCTAGCGAGGTTTGTGGCTGCCCCAATCCACGGTTGCGTACGTATTCCCGTGAACCAGTACATCTTGCCATTCGTGAATCATCTTGCCGTCGACCTCGATGGTCCATTGATGCCCGGGCTTCAGTGCACCCGTGTGCTGGGCCGCGAGCGTTGGGTCGGAAGGGTCAATAAACTCGTCATACTTGATGATTGTCGCGTGTGCCATGCGGCCAGTGTACCGGAGTCGCGCCCGCTACTCAGCCAATTCGAAGTAGTCGTAAGTCAGCGTCATCGACTCGATGGCGACGTCGTCGGACGACGCGTCCCAAGCGCCGGCGACCCATTTCGTCGGGAAGGCGTTGTAGAGCGACCAGCGGCGCAAGGTCGAGCCGTCGCGCTCGAGCTGCACGATGTCGAGGTTGCGCTTGTAGAGCGGCGTTGGCAGGCCGAGGCCACTGGCGGCGTTGGCGACGGCGGTGGCCCAGTCGTGGAACGCGCGATCGCGGGTGACGCCGCGCTCGAGCGTGACGTCGGCGAAGGTGAGGCGCCCGGGCGACTTGTGCGGGATGAGCCGGCCACCCTCCCAGTACTCGACCTTGGCGGTCTCGACGGAGAGCTCGGAGCACGACGCGAACGCGGCGGCGGTGGTGAAGCCGTCGAGTTCGATGCGGAAGGCGTGCTTGTGCGCGAAGGACAGCGGGGTACCGAAGACGGGCATGACGGGCTCCGTTGGTGAAGCGGTGCGTGAGGTGACGGCGACGCGCGCGCGGCTACACGTTGGCGCTGGGCGGCGTGGCCGCGGGGCTCGGCGCCGACGACGCCAGGGTCATCTGGGAGAGGCGCACGATCACGAACTCCGCCGGTTTCTGCGTCGCCAGGCCGATCCTCGTCGTGAGCTCGCCTCGCAGTCGCTCGGCCGGATCGCGCGAGACCTCGACCCAGAACGCGGTCTTCGGATCGCGCGACGCGAACGCGCCCAGCCCCATCTGCGCCATGAGGTAGCCCTTGATCGTGCGGAAGACCTCCGACGCGAGGGCGTCGTCGTGGTTGCGATGGCGCGCGAACTCGAGGCCGCTGCGGAGCGCGCGCTCGATCGCCGAGACGCCGCGGCGTTCGCCGATCGTCGGGAAGTTGCCGTCGCCGCGCAGCGTGTAGACGCCGTCGACGTACCAGGCGCCAGTCGCGGACCGGTTGAGCGGGTTGATGCGGTGCGGGTAGAGGAGGTCCCGCAGGTTCTCGTCGAGAACGTCGAGGGACTCGAGCCCGGCGACGCCGAGGAGGCGGCCGACGTCGACGCCCGCGGGCGGGTCGTAGACGCCGCCGGGCCGCGCGCCATCGGTGCGCGCGATCATGCCGGCGATCGCGCCCGAGGGCGGCACGACAACCGTCGCGTCCGGACCGAGGGCGCGCAGGTCGGGATTCGCGACGAGGACGTGCGGCCAGTAGAGGGCGCCGTACTCGGAGGCGCCCTCGAGGCCCGCGCTCGCCTGGTACGCCAGGATCCCGGTCGCGGACAGCGCCGCGGGCGGATCGAGGAGCGCGAAGACGCTGCCCTGGCGGGTCACCTCCGCGTAGTGCAGGAGCGCGGCGTGGACGCGTGGCGTGGCGCGGCCTGGGATGAATGCGAGCGACAGGTCGGGGACGTTGTTGAGCGCGTGCAGGCCCGTGCGCCCGAGGGTCGAGCCGAGGAAGTCGTCGTCGGTGATGGGGGCGGTGCCGTCGTCGCCGCCATCGAGCAGCGCGATCCCCGGCGCGAGCGCGAGCGCGCCGATGCGGAGGTCGACGCCGCGCAGGAGGGTCGAGCCGCGGGCCGCGTCGTTGACGAGGCGCGGGAGGTAGCGGGCGTGGCGTGGATCCAACGACGCGTCGAGGAAGGTCTCGCGCGGCGTGCCGGCCTCGCGGACGATCAGATCGGCGAGCGCGGGTTGCGATCCGCGGCGCACCTCGACGGTGAGCCGGTTGGCCCACGCGCCGGCCGACCGCGCGAACAGGTCGACGGCGCGTGCGGCGGGAACGGCGCGTCCCACGTGGATCGCGAGATCGAGGCCGAACGCTGGCGCCGTCGTCGGCTGCGCGCGGAGCTGCGCACCGGCGCCGGTCGAGCGGGATCGCAGGCGCAGCGCGCCGGTCGGCGTCGTGTCGACGAGCAGGTCGAGGTCGGCGGCGAGGACCGCGGCGGTGAGCTCGGCGAGCGTGACGGCGGCGAGGCGCGCGACGGTGCCGGTGCCGGTCGCGGGCGCGAGCGGCAGATCCAGGACGGGCGCCGCGGTGCCGCCGAGCACCTGCAGGCGACTGGCGGTGCCGCGGGTCGCGCTCGCGAGCAACAGCCGCCCTGCATCGAGGGCGGTGGTGACACCCGGGAGGGCGGCGGCGAGGACGGCCGCGAGCTCGGCGGCGGTGGCCTTGGCGAGGTCCGCGAACCCGGCCGCGGTGAACGTGACGGTCTGCGCGGCGCCGCCATCGACGGCGAGCACCAGGGTTTGATCGGCGGCGAGCGCGAACGGGCCGGCGGTGGCCGTGCGCAGCTGGGCGGCGGTGCCGACGAAGGGGATCGGGACCGCGGGTTGGCCGTCGATGGCGATCGCGAGCGTGTCGCCGGACGTGAGCGGCACGGGGAGCGGGGCGCCGACGAGCTCGGCCGGCGTGGTCGAGGCGGCCGACAGCAGCGACGCGGTGGCGATGGCGGCGCTCGCGGTCGACGGATCGTCGGGCGAGGCGTAGTGACAGGTGCGGACGACCCAGAGCTGGCGGCCGCCGTTCTGGAAGAAGCCGAGGACCGCGAGCGGCAGGTCGGCGCCGGCAACGAAGCCGCCGAAGCGGCGGACGTACTCGTCCCAGGTGGTGACGAGCGTGGCCTGGCCGATCGGGCCGCGGGCGGCGACGCCGACGGCGCCGGCGATCGACGTGGGCAAGGCGGCGAGGCCGCGCTGCGCGGGCTCCTCCTCGATCAGCACGACCTTCGACGACAAGAGTTCGTTGCTCATGGGGCGACTCCGGGGGTGAACGCGAGCGGCGCGGTCGCGAGCTGGACCGACGCGGCGAGGGGTACGAGGTCGGTGGCGAGGCCGTCGTCGAGCGCGACGCCGCGGACGATGAGGCCACCGGTGAAGCTGTGGACGCCGTCGGCGCCTGGGAGCTGGGTGCGCCAGTCGCCGTCGGGGTCGAGGTCCCAGCGGACGGTGCCGGCGGTGGCGTCGTCCGGATCGCGGGGCATCACGAGCCACGGGGTGCGAGCGAGGCAGCGCCGGGTGACGGCGAAGAGGTTGAGCAGCTCGGCGACGCTGCGCGAGGCGCCGGTCAGCGTGAACGCGAGGTCGACGATCGTCGCGGGGCGGAGGGCGAAGACGGTCTCCGCGTCGACGCGCGCGACGGCGGGCGCGGTGCTGCGGTAGGGGCCGCTCGGGCGGAGGGCGGGGCCGGACACGACGACCGACGGCACGGTGGCGATCGGCGTGACGCGCAGCGGGCCGGTCGGATCGGCGGCGTCGAGGATCGCCGGATCGACGTCGACATGCACCGCGAGGTGGGTGTTGACGAGGAGGTCGCGGCGCAGCAGCTGGACGACGGCACGGCAGATCCGGGTGAGGTCGGCGTCGCCCAGGAGGTCGGGGGCGTCGAAGGTGTAGGCGCGCGGGGCGACGACGACGTCGGGCAGCGGCACGCCGACGGCGTCGAGGGTGGTGATCGCGACGTCGACGGCGCCCGCGGGATGCGGGGGCACGAGCAGGTCGGCGACGAACGCGCCGTGGTGGGCGAAGGCGCGCGTGACCAGCGGCGGCAGCGCGCCGAGGCGCACGCTGAGGCGCTGGGTGAAGGCGTCGCCGACCAGACGCACGAGGTTGCCGCCGCTCGTCGGGCCATGATTGGGCAGGACCTGGTGCAGCGCGAGGGTCATGGCGAGCTCATCCCGGCGAGCAGGCGCTCTGCGCGACGGAGCACGCGCGCGTCGAGGCCGTGCTGGAAGGCCGCGAACACCGGGCGCAGGAACGGGCGCGCCGGCACTTGCACGACGACCACGCCCGCGGAGGGACCGGCCGTCCGCCCCCGCCCTGCCTCGCGGAACAACACCGCGAGGTAGCGGCGCATGGCGGGCGTGATCGGGATGATGATCGGCGCGGTGCCGTACTCGTGGACCTGTGCGACGTCGACGAGCGACCGGCCGTCGGCCCCGCGCGCGCTGCGCGCGATGCCGATGAACACCCCGGCGCTCGTCGTCAGCACCGCGAGGCTATTGCGCAGGTCGCCGGTGCGGAGGAGCGCCTTGGTGCCGGTGAACCGGGCGAGGCGGCGCGCGGCGAGCGTGAGCGGCGCGAGCGGGCGGAACGGCGCGCCGGCCGGGGCCTGGCGCGTGAGGCCGTCGACGAGCTGCGCGCGCAGCTGCTGCGCTTCCTGCGCGACCGCGGCGCGCACCACTGGCGCGAGGCGCGCGGGCAACGCCGCCAGCAGCTGGCGCGCGATCGGCCACGGCCCGGTGCGACGGACGTCCATGGCTACGTCGCGCTCCGCAGGCCCTGCGGCCGGTCGACGAAGGTGACGAGCAGGAGGTTCGGCCGCGGTCTAGCGCCGAGCCCGTACGACAGCGGCGTCGCGGCGGTCGCGAAGTAGCCCGGCGGGTTCGGGAACATCTCGACGAGCGCGTCGGTCCGATCGTAGAGCGCGGCCAGGCGGTCGCCGGCGGCGAGGCGCGGGACGCCGGTCAGCGGCTCGATTAGGTCGGCGCGCTCGAGGTCGCGGAAGTGGAAGACCAGCGCGATGCGGAAGCGCGGCACGTCGCCCGCGGCCGACGGCGCGAGCGCGTGTTCGCGGTCGGGCTCGACCTGACACGGGAGGCGGAGCGGCGGCAGCTCGACGCGCACGGGCACGCCGGCGGCGGTGCGCCGCGGTTCATCGAAGTCCGGATCGACGGTGGCGGTGGCGGTCGCGGCCATCGCGGCGTCGTCGAGCCGGCGCAGCTCGGCGACGAGCGGGAAGATGAGGCGCCCGCGCATGATCAGGCCGCGCCGAAGGTGGGCGGGCGGAGGTAATGCAGTAGGAGGCGATCGATCTCGACGTCGCCGGTGAGGCTGGCGCCGAGCGACGTGGCCGGTTCGGCGAAGCGGACCGACTGATCGCGGGTGCGTTCCTCGACGATGCGCGCCCGATCGCGCCCGTCGGGGTCGGTCGGCGCGAGGAAGACGCGCGCCGCGAGCAGCAGGGCGGCGCGGCGGATCGGCCGGGGTGTGGCGCCGAGCGCGGAACCGTCGGGTTCGGTGTAGCCCCAGAGGCCGTCGACGCGAATCGAGGCGATCGGGAACACCGCACCGAGCCGCGTGACGCGCGGCCCGTCGAGCCCGCGGATGACCGGCGCGCCGACGATCTCGAGGTCATCCGCGGTGAGCGACGACACCGCGCCGTCGAGCCACAGCGTGTCGAGGCGGATCAGCGGCAGCGGGGTCCACAGGGTCGGGGCGCCGCGGCCGCGCAGCGCGACGGACAGCGTGCGCGGCTCGAAGAACTGGCCGGTGACGGCGTCGATGAGCGCGGTCGCGTCGGCCAGCGCGCGGCGCAGCCGATCGTCGGTCGCCCCCGGTGGGGCGAGCCCGAGGTCGCGCAGGTCATCGACGGACGCGTACACGAGGTCAGTCCTTCTTGGCGCGCCGCGGGGTGTCGGTGGCGGCCGCGGGGGCAGTCGCGCCGGCGGCGGGGCCCGGCCGCGGCGCGGTGCCGAGCGGCGCGGTCGCGGTCGCGGCGTGCGCGCGGGCGCTCTCTTCGGCGTCGATGCGCTCCGCCTCGTCGAGCGTGCAGACGTCGAACGCCAGCGGGGAGTGCGGATCGTCGGCGTGCTGGTGCGCGAGGCGCAGGTGCTCGGCGATCTCGGATGGGACGCGGTACCAGCCGAGGTGCGCGTAGAACCGCACGCCGCGGAAGGCGAAGCACCGCAGCACGTGGCCGCGGCGCGGATCATGAGGACGAAGCCGGACCAGGAGCGAGTCCATGAAGACCTCCACGGGCGGCGCGAGGGCCGCCCGAGCGTGCGGGTGGGGATGCGGGCTCACGCGGCGACGCGGATCGCCTTCGCGGTGCCGAGCTCGTCGACGAGCTTGACGTCGAAGCGGACGGTCGCGACGATCTTGAGCACGCCCTCGGTGATGTCGCGGAAGGTCTCGAGGCGGACCTGGCGCCAGACGCCGATCGCGAGGTTCTTCGGATCGAGATACGCGACGGCGGTCTGGTTCGACTGGGGGCCGAGCTGATCGGGCCAGAGCGGGACGGGGACGATCGCGACGCCGGAGTAGCGGACCGGGACGTCCTCCTGGATCATCTGGTCGCCGGCGATGGTCTCGCGCTGCTGGATGCCGCGGCGGTAGTCGAGCTCGGGGTTCTTGGCGGTGAGGAACCGCAAGGTCGAGGTGTCGCGCTGGTACTGCGCCGGCAGCGTCTTCATCAGATCGGTGAGGACGTCGGGGCCGAGGCCGGCGCCGGCGGCGTCGACGACGTGGCTCTGGATCTGCTTGAGCAGGCCGTCGAGCTGCGCGAGGTAGGGGTCGGGCGAGGTCGTGTCGCCGCGGATCGCCAGCTCCTCCATGTCGCGCGCGATCGCCGCCGACATCATCTCCATGACGGTCTGGCGGAGCTCGCCGCTCTCGATGTTGTCCTCGAGGACCTCGTCGCTGAGGTCGATCTGGCCCTTGAACATCTTGGTGTCGAGCTCGACCTTGGAGGTCTCGGGCTTGACGCGATCGCCCGCGGCGACCGGGGTGGCCTCGCGGGCGGGGCGGAGGATGCGCTGGCTGAGCGCGATCTTGTTGCGCTCCTCCTTGGGGGCGCGCATCGGCACGAGCGTCGACATGCCGAGCAGCGCGGACTGCTTGGCGAGCAGGCGGATGAAGCGGAGCGACTGGGTCGGCTTGAGGTAGCCGCCGCCGGCGACCAGATCGGAGAGGGCCAGGTCGGCCTTCTGGAGGAGCGTGCGATTGTCCATGGGACCTCGGGGGGATGGAGAGCGAGCGAGGGGCGCGGGAGGTCAGTCGTGGAAGGAGACGTCCTTCGCGACCGACGCCCGATCGCGGGGCGCGTTGATGTCGAGCGGCCAGCTGATCGCGTCGTCGCCGGCGGGCCGCGCCTCGACCGGGCGCGACGCGGGCACGCCGACCGTGCGCTCGACCTTGGCGAGGCGACCGGCCTGGCCGCCGAGCGTCGTCGTGAGCGTGGCGATCGAGGCGGCGATGTCGTCGAGGCGCGTGGCGACGTCCGGCGGCGGCGCGGGCGCGCGCTTGGCCGCGCGGCCGGTGAGCGAGGCCTCGATCCGATCGAGCTGCGCGCGCATGCCGGCGAGCGGTTCGTCGCCCTTGCGCTGGCCGCGTGGCGGCGGGGGCTTGGTCCCGCGGCGTGGCGGCACGGGCGCGTCGTCGGCGGGGTCGTCCGCCTCCGGATCTTCCGGATCGTCGGGCTCGGCGTCGTCGGCCGGCGGGTCGGGCTCCTTGGCCGGCGGCCGCTTGGGCGGCACCGGGCGGGCCTTCTCGGTCACCTGCGCGGCGAGCAGGCCGACGACGCCGGTCAGGCTCTCGAGCGCGGCGACGACGGCGGCGGTCGAGACCGCGCCGGCGGCGGGGGCGGCAGGAACGGTGGGGGCG